TGAATTATTATCTTCTTTTTATTTACAATTATATAACAATCGAGCAATTATGTCATTTGCTCTAAATGGTACTGGAATACAAATGAAATTAAATACATACCACGATAATTATGATATTAACCATGTTTTGAATATTAATATTAAATTGAATGATATCGTAACAATTGTAATGGATAATTCAATGATGTATGTTGGAGTAAATAGTATTTTAGTTTGTCAAATTAATACTGCATGTTTATTTAAATCTGATGATAATAAAGATAAAATTACAATAACACCAACTTTATCTATAAGTTCATATGCTAATAATGTACCTGTAATTATAAATAATATTAAATATTATAGTACAATATTAACATCACCATCAATGATTATTGATGATGTATCTGTTTTACATATATGTGAACTAAGTATGATTGATCGTATGTTAAGATATTCGTATCCAATTGCATTCATAAGTAGTATAATAGTTAGTGTTTTTTCTATATTAAATATTGATATGACATATCTTTTATTAAATAAAACTGGTCATACTATTTATAATATTATTACTATTATATGTTGTTATATTTCATTATGTACTTGGTTTAAAATTATACCTTATGTTATTTATCCTCATATTACTTCTATTTATAATAATTCTGAATTACATAAATCAATTAAAAATATTGATGATAAAATTTATATAGAAATTCCATAAAGTTTATATTAGTAATATAATATTGTGAAATATTATATTATTTTTAAAAAAAGATATTCGCTTCTTCACTCGCCATGAGTACTAGTCTGCTTCGCCACGTAGAGGCTTCTTTTTGTTATCAGCAGGGAATACGTTATAGGTGTATAATAACCTTCATATCATCATTTCTGATGGAACTTTCGTTCGTTTATATCATTGAATGATTTTTAGGAATCAATCAACCTGTTAATTACACCATTTCTGATGGAACTTTCGCTCGTCATATTTTATTTTTGAATAATTTATAGGTATTACTCACTTACCTTATTACCATTACGTGGATTCAATAGTGTTTACACCCTCTGGGAAACCGTTACATGGGAACTTTCGTTCTTATCTCTAACATAATATAAATTATTTATTAAACAATATATTTTTCAATTTTTACATGATAATAAAAATTGAAAAATTATTTATATATATATTACAATAAAATATGTAACTATTCTAGACAATATCCAATGAGTTCTATTGTCTATACTCCCGATATTTTTGAAAAGGAGTGCCCTCTATTATGGTCATTATTAATGAAAATTTTAAGTTGTACAAACCCAAAAAAAATTATAAATGATAATATTAAATATGTAATTGATAATCATACATCACAACTGACTATCAGAAACACAAAGTTTCTCGATAAAATATTTTTATCTTTTCTATTTAATATTAAAAAATTAGTAAAAACTTGCATTACCTTACCTATTCCACCTACAACTGTATATGATAAGAATATTGTTAACAAGTGTATAACTATGAAAATATTTAATGTATTTATAATCAAAAATTGGTTAACACCGCAAGAATTTTTAAAATCAATTGATATTCCTACACAAACAGTATACATTTATACTCATACAGTAGACTTGCGTTTGTTTCCTCATAAATCACATTCACGTCCAATTCATAAAATGGCTGATGCATTAAATTATGCAACCCGTCTTTTGATTGCGGAACCTACTGATAAAATAAAATTTGTTAAATATGATGATATATATAGAAAAGGATTTTTGTCTTTTCCTAATACTAGTGAAAATGAATTAATTTCAGTTGTTTTTCATGAATCTAGACGATCTACACATGCACTTCCATTATGTCAGTTATATAACTGGTTTACAACAATAATTGATAATGCAATTGACTTACATTTTGTTAACTTTCCATTCCGTCATCCAGAGTTATTAGTATTATGTCCAATTTGTAAAGACGTATCTAATGATTGTACTACATGTAAAGATCATAGTAGTTCTTGTGCAAATTACAAATGCAATAAATGTAAATGTAAAAAGTCACATTCTCATAAAATATCAATTAGTATGTATCATATTAATAAAATAAAAACTCTTTTTCCTGAAGAAGATCATTCTTTGTTACCATCGTATGATAATAAAAAATTTATTGATACATTAGATCGCCTATCTAAAACTTCAAGATATCATCATCAATTTATTTGTTCAAATACTGAATGCAAACATGCTACAAAGCCTTATATTATATCATTAAATGATTATTGCGTTCAATGTGTTAAATCATACAAAGAAAAAAAGAACACTACATTTCATAAATTTATGTGCCCTGGTTGCAAAAAAGAAGAATGTGGATTATGTGGTAAACTTATAATTGATCATAAAGGTGAAACATTAATTTGTCCTAAAAAAATTACTCGAACTCCTGAGGAGATTACAAATGCTCGTGCAGAAGGCATTCGTTTTTGTCCAATGTGCGATGTTCCTACAATGCTAACACTTGGTTGTGATCACATTACATGTACATTTTGCAAAGAACATTGGTGTTTTGCATGTGAACGTCACCTGCCAGTTGATTCTGTCACTGGTACACGGTACACGCATACATGCACAGGAGTAGCTGTTGGTGTTGTTGCATGGGCACGTGATAATACACCTTTACCTGATGAATTTCGCATGATACCTGAAATAAATCCTACTGGTTGGCATGATATTTCAAAGAAAAATTAATATTTTTTTATAAATAAATTACATGTATTCTTACTTTTTGATATTTTTATTCAAAAGTTCTTGCTTTAATTGTTCTATTATAATATCATTTCTCATTATCATTTCTCTTAATTCTTGATTCTCTTTTGCGTACTCTAATATTTGTTTCATTTCATCACTAATCGTTTTTAATCGCTTAGATGATGTTTCATCTTCTGACTCTACTTTTCGTTTATGATCTGCCATCTTATAATTAAAAATATTATATTAATTATTAATATAATATTTTTTCAATTTTTATTTAATCGTAGAAATGTTTCATCATCAATTTCTTTTTCATTGCAATATTTATTCTCTAATAATATCTTTATTATATCATCTATTAATACAGACTTAGTATCTAATTCTTGTATTTCTTCTGATCGTATATTCATTAATAAAAATCGACGAGAACCATATTTTTCTTGCATAGTTATTTTCCATAACCATGCATACAATATTACCTGCAAATAATGTTCTATTGTTAATTCTTCTACACATTTAAATTCCCATATAATTTCTTTATCAAAACCATCAATAATACCATTAAATTCAACATCACAACCTAATACATTTTCTTTTTTAAATATAATATCTTTAATATATTTATTTATTTTTAAAAAATTCTCTTCATGCTTACTATTAATAGGTAATTCTAATTCATATTTTATTTTATTTGACACAAATATATTCATATTGTTATGACATTTTTGTATTATATCATATGTTAACCAATTTAAATTATCAACTTGTGCTAATTTATGATATATTTTATTTTTTACAGATATATATACTAAACCTAAATATACATAATCTATTAATTTTAAATTTTCTTTTTTTATTTTTTGTATATACGGTTTATAAAAAGGATGCTTAACATACAAACCATTTTTAATTTCTATATCAATCTCTTTTTGTAAAGATGTAGTACCATGTTGTTTTGCTTCTAATATTGCAGGTATTACTAATCCATTTAATTCTGATATCTGTTCATGATTACCTGAACTTGTTTCTATTACTAATGGTATCTCTATTATTTTACCTTTTTCTCTAATATTTGTATATAATTGTTTTACTAACTTGTTAATTATTGTTAAATTTTCCTGCTTAATAAATTTTACAAGATCTGTAGGTGATGTTTTATGAAATATAAATTGTTTAGGATTGCGCATATTCTTTTTTTCTTTTTCTTCATGATATTCAATATATGGTGATTTTTCTAATTCTTCTTTTGTAAGTTTTAAAAACGGCAATGGTTTTTTATCAACACTTTCTATTAAAAATAATCGTAAACTAGCTCTAGTACATGCTACATATAAATTTTGTGGACACTCATCTTCTTTTGCTTCTTTATCATAATATTCATAATATGAATTATCAAAACCATACACTATCACCACTTTTCTTTCTCTGCCTTTTGCTTGATGAAATGTAGAAAATACGATTTTATTTTTAATTACATTATCATCAATTTTTGATTCATCAGATGATGGCATATAACATTCTATATTTAATTCAGGATAATACTTTCGATATTTTATAAATTCATTTTCTAATTTTTTAATAGGTGCAAATGGTCCTTTAATCGAATATGCTAAAACAAATATATCATCTACTTTAATTTCACCACTTTCTAACATTTTAATTATTTCTCGTAATATTACATCATGAGCGTAATTCATATCGTGATGTAAATAATATACAGGATAACCTTCTTTGTGTGAAATAATACGGTTATTGCCTAACATTGCATTATTGATAAACCATGCAATCGATTTTGTTACTCTATATGAAGTAGATAAACTCTTTTTCTCAAAAGTATATTCTGACCATATAATATCAGCAAATGTTAAATATCTATGATCAGCACCTTTAAATTTATACATTTCTTGATATCTATCACCTAAAATTAATAAAGTAATATTATTAATATTATTTTTAGTAATATCTCGTATTACTTTTCTGACAAAAGAATAATATAATCTTGACATATCTTGTGCTTCATCTACTACTATAATATCAAATTCTGGTAGTTCTATTTTTGCATATATTTGTTGTTCTATAATTTCATTTAAAGTAATATCATCATGTGCTTCTTTATTATAATATTTTACACCTAAACTATGATATGTATGTATTTCTATATTATGAATATCATATTTTTTGGCTTTTGTTTCTACTTCCATTTTTAATAATTTATTATATGTTAATTGTAATATTTTTTTAGTTGTTGATTGCGATAGTGCTAATACTAATGTACTTTTTCCTGATCCCGCTACGGCGTCCCCTATGACATGTTGTTGATTAATAACACAATCTATTATTGATTGTTGTTCACTACTCGGAGTTAATTTAAGTATTGAATTATTCATTAATATAATAATTATAATATTTGTCTATATTATAATTATTATTTTTACACCTTTTGCATAATTTTAACATTTTTGTAATATTTGTAATTCAATAAAAGAGTATCGAATACTTCTGGTACATATTTAGAAACAAATAAAAGACGAGAGTTTGGTTCAGATGGTAGTATATTTTCATTATCTACTGGATAACAAACTATAGAAAACGGTTTTTGATAACAATGATAAAATCTATACATATTCGTTTTATAATTATTTATAATACACTCTTAATCTTTATACATTCAATTTTGTATGTATAAATTAAATTATTCATTAAATTTACAAATTAATTCTGTATAATTTTCTGGTATTTCTTCATCAATTGATATAACATCTCTTGCCCATGATCCAACAATAATTTCATTTGATCCTCTATAGTCACCACCACCTGCTCCATTACCTTCAGCTGTTAATAAAGATAATGGGTGTAATATTTTATCTTTTTTATCTACATATTGTTTCTTTGTATGATTTATAATATATCTATATTTTTTTACAATAATACTGTATGATTTTGGTAATTCTGGATTATATGATTTACTTTCTGACAAATGATATAGATTTTGATTAAGTTCTGATTCATTTTCTGCATAATCACCTGCCCATACAATACGACTTTTATAAAACATTCCTAATGGACATAATAAATATTCTACTGCAGTCATAAACATATCATAAATGTA